ACTATCGAGCGCGCTCTCACCAAACTGCCGGAAAGCGACGAGCTGGCCGTTCACCGTCATCGCTTGGCTTTCGAACACCTCGGCGTTGATTTCCAGAATGCGCTTTTTGAAACCCTTGAGATTGCCGCTTTGCAGCCTGGGCTCGACCGGCATCGTGACAACCGAAACGATGAAGGGCATTCCGATTTCGTAATTAGAGGTAGATGCGCGGTCGAAAGTGACACTGCCGCTAGAAACCGTTTTATCGGACTGCACATTGCCATCTACGATTACATCTAGGGTTTCCCCCTCGAGATGCGCTGCTGCGCCTGTAGCGCTCGCGGAGGCCGAATAAACGGCACTGTCGGTGTGCAGGGTGCTGTCAAAATACTCGACGTAGTATTTATCGCCGCCGTTGATCTCGCGTTTCACGATGACGTAAGCCGTATCGACATCGATGCCGATTGCTTGGAACTCGCCATCCGTAATAAATTCGCTGGGGGCGACGACCTGTTGCGCGCGCAGCAGCGAGAACACAGACATCGTTCCAGCTTCGGAATTGACTATGAATAGGCGGTCGGCTTCTTCCGTGTTCGTTGCGCGGCGGATCGCCATATCGATTGGCGTCTTGAGCAAATGCCCGGACAACAACGATATGGCGCTAGTGGTGTAGGCGAGCTCGGCGTCGCTAAACAGCAGTTCGTTGAGCTGCTTGCCCTGGCGCTGGATAAACAGTGTGCCACTATCGAGGCCAGCGACAGGAATACCAGGCTTCGCGCCGTTCCGCGTGGCGACCTTGACGGTGAGGTTCGACGGCGTGATTGGTTCGCCCACAGTCTGCGGCACAAAGAACTCGCCGCCGGTCGTGAATATCTGGAGATCTCGACCGCTGAATATATCGACAATCTGGTTTAGCGACGCGGTTGTAATCGACGCGCTGACAGTCTGATCGTCTAACCCCTCGCCGAATTCGAAATCAAAGAACTGATTGACGTTCGAGCCCCAGAACGTAGTCGGCTCAGACTTCGATCCGCCAAAATATAAACGGCCCTCGTGGAATGTAATGCTTGCCGGATATCCTCGCGTTGCGCTCCAACTGTCCTCATAGCCGCTCTCGAGCTCCCAATCGCCCGACGCAACGGCAGCAGTGTCGAATAGGTCGATTTCACAAAAACCTTTGACGACTGTCGTGCTGACGTACTCGATAATGCGAACACGACCGAACAGGCTTGTGATGTTGATATATTGCTTTTCGAAAGAAGGCTGGAAAATGCCCGACGACGCTGTCAGCGTAATGTTGCCGGTGGTACCCGACGGCGTTATCGACGCAGACGGGTTTGAAGTTAAGATCGTGAAAGCATGGGTGGGCGCGTTGGCAAACGTGATGACGCTCGCGGTCCAATCGGAGTTTGTCGCGCCGCGCACAATTTTCAGCGGCGGCAGATCCTCATGCACGAAGATAATCGTGTCAGCGTTCTGCGCGTAGCGGATCTTCGGCAGCATCGCGGACGTGATCGAGCTGACCGCCAGGTAATCGTTGCCGCTGCCATTGATGTCGGTGACGAGCACCTTGTCGCGGAAAATGTAGATCCGCTGATTGACCAGGGCGAACATATAGCTGTCGTCCGCGCTGAACTCGAACGGGATCAGGCGCACACCGTTCTGAGGGTTTGCAGCACTCGGCAGCTCAGTGATGTATCGAAGGCCGTCCCGCCGCCGCAATCCGCCCTGCGGCATGATCGTGACATTCTCGGCAGTCTGGAGCCCGTTGTAATACTGATTCAGATCGACGCGCGACCGGAGTAAGGGGTCGATAGCGCCTGATGCAAAGTTAGTCTGGATTCGAACAACACGGCTCACGTTGCCCTCACCCTGATAAGATCAAAGTCTTCGATTGCCTGGTTAGGCTTATTGGAGCCGTCGATTTGCATCGCCTGGCGGGTCATGCCGCCGCGCCCGTTGTCACCAGCGCCGCCAACAGCGATCACCTGGTAATACTGCGCTTTTGTAATCTGGTCCGTGACCGTCTCGGCGAAATGCCAGGAGAGCCAATACTTGAGGAGCTGCACGAAGTAAGACGGCATTACGTCCTCGGAAACGTGGAACTGATAATCAACAAACACTGTCTCGAGGCTTGTCAGCAGCTTGTCGCCGACAATCGTCCAGCCTTCGTTGACCGGGCGGGCTCCCGCGCTCGAGCTGTTAAACACTGCGCGAACACCGCTGCCGATGATGTCGGCGGGCAAAACGTATTCGTATTTGAATTCTGAGGCAGGGGTATCCACCGTCCTGGCAAGCTGCGTTTTTTTGAAGCTAAAAGCCCAGGGGTGGAGGGTCAGAACGAACTCGGCAATATCGTCATATAGGCGGTCGCAGATCTGCGCGGCGTCGGTGCCTTCTGAAAACGACGAAAGGGGCGAAGCCCCCAGCATGATTAGACTGTCGGAACAGATCGAAAGTTTCGTGTCGCCTGACGCCATTGGCCCTCCGAAAAGAAAGGGTGGGCGGGATCAGCGCTAGACCCCGCCCATTCTTCGTTAGTCGCCGTCGGTTTCCGCGATTGCGGTTCCGTCGGAACCATCAACAACCCCCGACGCATTGCTGAGCACGATCACCCAGTTCGCCGTCGGTGTGTTGCTGTCCATCACCAGGATGACATCACGAACAGAAACCTCGTCGGATACTGCATTGAAATATCCAGAGGTGTTGACCGTCGCGATGGCGTCCGCCGAAGTGTAGGACCAAATCGCAGGAGCATTGCCCTTTTTGCTCTGCCCTCCGATAGGGTTCCAGCCGTCTCTCGAAAAAGCCATGATTAGGACTCCCGGCAAGTGATTTTGACAATGCCGCCAGCGGTTCCATCCTCAACGGCGACCGCACCAGCGGAGAACATGCTCGCCACGAGGAACGAGGTTTTCTCTGCAATGTAGTCAACGCGGGATTGCTGGTTCATCGACATACCAAGGCCCAGCGCGTTCTTGTGGAACGCATACGCTACGCGGTCGCTGGAGCCGTCGATGGTCAGACCGCCCTCGTCCATATCGCCCAGGGTCACGATGCTGAAACCCATGTAGGACGAGATCGACCCAGACATTAAGGCGCGCCCCGTCTCGAAATCGAAACTGGTGGCCTTGTCTTCGCCGAGCAGGGCGTTGAGCGAGTTGGCGTGCATCAGCAGAACGCGATCCCCGGAAGGGACATTATTCGCATTTAGCTTTTTGGCCGCTTCGCGGATCTTGGCGACGTTCATATCGGTGTTCGCGCCACCGACGGAATTCGCAACCGTTGCAGGTGTGCAAGCATCAAGCGCGTCGATGACGACCTGATCCATGCGGCGACCGATTGCGTTACCGACGAGCTGCACCAGCTCCTGCCGCTCGTTGAAGTTGACGTGCGACTGCTGGAAAATGTCGGTGTATTCGGCGGCGATGTAGTCGGTCATCGTTGCCGAAACATTTGAGTGCGTGACGTTAAGAGGCGTCACATCAGACTGAGGGGTGCGAACCGTGGCCGAGCCTTTGCCGAGCTTCGGGAATTTAACGGTCGATGCACCCTGCGCGTTGCGTTCACGAACCAGACCGGCAAGTTTCCGCGTAGCCTGGTAGGCTTGCTTAACTTCCTGGTCGAATATGGTTGTGAAGGCGTTGGAAATGGACAGAGCCATTGTAGACCTCCAGGGTTAAAACGAAAAAAAATGTTTCGCGGTTGTCCTGGAAATCAGGGCCGACAGTCAGCAGACCGGCCAACGGTTATCGGTCAAGCACTCACAATAATGTCGCCATTTACAAAACGCAATAGGGGCTACATCTTCTCGCCGTGCATCGCATAGACCTTTTGTTCGACCTGGTTCGTATAATGCATATCGACGCCATAGCGCGGGTCAGACATTAGGCTCGTAATTTCGTCCATCGTCGTGGGCTGCACATCCATCGATGCTTCGACGGAGGGGATGTCTGGCTCGCTGTAGCTCTTTCGGATCTTGTTCATCGCATTAATGAAATCGGCAGACGTTGCCGCATTCGCGATTGCGTTCAGCTCGTTGTCAGACAATACGCCAGACTTCCCAAAATTAGTCAGCCAGCCGTCCATGCTTTCGATAATTCGGTCAGCGTTACGCCCGAGCTTTGCCCGTTCTTCCTCGACTTGGGTCTGGGCAATCGCCTGGGTATCGACATAAACCCGTAGAATTTTATCTACTTGTTCCTGGCTAAGACCTTCCTCGCGCGCGATATCCAGGAACTCGCCCAGCATCTCATCGTCTTCAGGAATTTCCGGCACTTCGTCCAGGGTATACTGACCATCTTCAGGAGCTTTGTGCTTACCTGCCGACATTTTGACGCGCAGCTCTTTATAAGATTTCGCCAGCTTTTCGAGATCGACCTGACCATCTTCATCATTCCAAAATTGCTCCTCGATGTAGTCGGGGCGTTCAGCCGCTGCGACGGGCTCGTCCGGCGGCGCATCAGGATCTACCATCACCGGAGCGCCATCAGCGTCCTCGGGATCGGGCGTTGCTATCGTCTCAGCGGTTACGTTTAGAAGGCTTTGATTGTCGTCCTGGCTGGCCTCTTGGTTCTCAGCCTCAACGGTCGTCGCTTCCTCGGTCATCGGTTTCCTTTCGTGCTCGGGAGATCCGCCTTTCGATTTCACGGATCAGGGAATTCTGGCCTTCCCGCGCATATCCATGACTTGGATCTTCGCCGGGGTACCAGGTGGGCTGCTCAATCGTGACGCCGCGCAAATGCTTGAGCAGCTTTTTCCCGTCCCGAGTCGAGAAAACACGAAGGTGCAATTTGTCTAAATCATCAACCGGCTCAGCGTTGCGCGTGAGCTCGTCCCATTCACTCAACGGGTGCCTCCATTTCTGCCTGCTGCATCATGGCTTGCTCGGCTTCCTGGGCCATCTGCGCCATGATTGCCTCGCGTTCCTCGCGGCTGTTGAGGATCGAGCCAGGCACTCCGAGCCGATCCGCCATGAACGCGATGGCCTTGTCCTGGTTAATCGCGATCTGACCGGCTGGACCCATCGACTGCGCGAGCTGCATGAATTGGAGAACGGATTGCAGTTCCTCGTTGTTCTGCGCCTGGGCCAAGGGCGACACCGGCACGATCTTGACCTGCTGACCGTCAACGCGGAGCGGCAGATCGATGAGCCGCTGCTGGTCCATGACGGCCAGGGTTCGCTGCACGATTGGCGTCATCGCCTCGGTAATCAGGCGACCGAATGCGCTGCCAAGGTTTTGCGCGAGCTCGGATAGCTTTGCGTTGATCTCGGTCGCAGAGCGCGCGCTCATGTTGTCAGGCGGCAGCGTATCATCAAGCAGCA